GTCGAAGTTTTCTACACACCGAGTTTTTCCACAGGCCGGGGGGTGACTGTGCATGACGGCCCGAACCCCCCGCGAACGTCGTCTGAGGGCCGTCGAACCCGGCTCAGAAGCGCCCCAACGGCGTCCGAGGACGGTCACGAAGGCCGCGGCTGATGGGAACCGGCGCGAGTTGCTGGTGGCGATGCGCGCCCGTGTGGCGACGGCGGTGGAGGACCCGAACACGCCGGCACGTGACCTGGCGGCGCTGACCCGTCGGCTGCTGGAGATCGCCAAGGAGATCGAGGCGATCGACACGGCCGCCGAGCAGGAAGACCGCGATGCCAACCCAAGCCCCGACGAAGCCTTCGACTCCTCGGCTATCTGACACCGCCCGGCATGTCGTCGTGCCGCCGGGCGTGGTGGCGACGGGTTGGCCGGCGGTGCGGGACAAGTGCCGCGACATGGGGATCTCGTTCCGGCCGTGGCAGCACGGCGCGGGTCAGGTGATCCTGGCGAAGCGCGCCTCGGGGAAGTACGCGGCCACCATCGGCGGCACGGGGATGAGCATCCCCCGGCAGGTAGGCAAGACGTTCCTGGTCGGCGCGATCGTGTTCGCGCTGTGCCTGCTGCTGCCGAAGTTGACGGTGATCTGGACGGCGCACCGGGTGCGGACCGGTGAAGAGACGTTCAAGAAGATGCAGGCGTTCGCGCGCCGCCGGAGGATCGCCCCGCACATCGAGCAGGTGTTCCGCGGCTCGGGCGAGGAGGAGATCCGCTTCCGCAACGGGTCGCGGATCATGTTCGGCGCCCGGGAGCGCGGTTTCGGTCGTGGCTTCGACGAGGTCGACGTTCTGATCTTCGACGAGGCGCAGATCCTCACCGACAACGCGCTGGACGACATGATCCCGGCGACGAACCAGTCCCGGCAGCCGACGGGTGCGCTGCTGCTGTTCATGGGCACGCCGCCGAAGCCGACCGACCCGGGCGAGGTGTTCACCCGGATGCGCGCGGATGCGCTGGCCGGCTCGGACGAGGACACGGGCTGGATTGAGTTCGGCGCGGACCCGGGGTTCGTGCCGACTGCCGCGCCGGCCCCGTTGACCCACGCCGATTGGGAGCAGATCGGCAAGGCGAACCCGTCGTATCCGCAGGACACTCCGCGTGAGGCGATCCTGCGGATGCGCAAGAAGCTCGGCGCGGAGTCGTTCCTGCGGGAAGGGCTCGGCATCTGGGACGACGAGGACAGCGGCCCGGGTCTGGACTACCGCCGCTGGAAGACCCTCGCGGAAGCCTCGGAGCGTGGTCCGTCGCCGGTGTTCGGCATCGCCACGGCCCCGGATCGTTCGTGGGCGGCTCTGGCGGTGGCGTGGCGGCGTCCGGACGGTCATGCGCAGGTGCAGCTGGTCGAGTACGCGCCGACGACCGCGTGGGTGAAGTCCCGGGTGAACGAGCTCCGCGCGAAGTGGGGCGGGCGGGTGCTGACCGACACTGAGTCGCAGAACTTGGTGGAGGACGCGGAGAAGGTGCCGGAGAAGCGGGCTGAGGCGTCGCTGGATGACGCGATCACCGCGGGAACGGTGCACCACTTCGCCGAGTCGGCGCTGAACACGGCTGTGAAGGGCGCCAAGTGGCGCACGAGCGGCGATGGGCGGGTCCTGGACCGCAAGGGCGCGCTGGAGATTTCACCGGTCGTAGCGGCTGCTGTGGCGGTTTCGGGGCTGGCCTCGGTCGGCCCGTCCGTCTACGAGGACCGCGGCCTCATCACGCTCTGAGGGGGCGGCTTGTTCGATCGCACCGGTTACGTGCTCCGCCAGTCAGTCAAAGAGCGTGTGATCGTCACCCTCAAGACCGGTGAGGGCTTCGACGGGGTCCTGTTCTGGGCCGACGGCAAGACCTGGGAACTCGTCCAGGCCAAGGCACTCGGGGTCGGCGAGCGCGGAGCTGACGTGCCGGTGAACGGGACGCTGCTGATCCCGGCCGAGAACGTCGCTTACGCGCAGCGGCCCTAAACCCCCGGAAGGAGTGCCGGCGTGCCGATTCTGTCCTGCGACTCCGTCATCGACACCAAGAGCACGATCATCTACCAGGGGGACACTGCCCACTACTACGGGTCGTGGCGGCTGGAGGCCGGTTACCGGTCCACCGGCTACTCGGAGATGTACAAGCGTCAGCTCTGGGTCGCCGTCGTCGTGAACAAGCGGGCGGGCATGGTGGCCCGGCTGCCGCTGCCGGTGTATCAGCGCACGGCGTCCGGGCGGGTGCGGGTCCCTGACCACCCCTATGCGCGGCTGCTGCGCAAGCCGAACACCCGGCACGACCCGGTGACGTTCTGGACGTGGATCTCCGCCACCTACGACATCTACGGCGAGGCGTTCTGCGGGAAGATCCGCGACGCCGGTGGCCGACCTGTGCAGCTGGTGCCGCTGCACCCGACCCGGCTGCGGGACCTGGACGACGGGAACTGGGAGTACACCTCCAACGACGGCGCCGTGACCACGATCCGCCCGCACGATCTGGTGCACTTCAAGACGTTCAACCCGGACAGCATGACCCGGGGACTGTCGCGTCTGGAGCCGCTGCGGGACACGTTGGCGAACGAGGACGCAGCCCGGCGGTCCACGTCATCGTTCTGGAGCAAGGGCGCGCGGCCGGCCTTCGCGTTGTCGCACCCGAACAACCTGTCGACCCCTGCCGCCGACCGGCTGCGGGCGCAGTGGGATTCGATGCACGCGGGTGTGGACAACACCGGCAAGACGGTCATCCTCGAGGAGGGCATGACCGCGACGCCGCTGACGATCAAGAACACCGACGCGCAGTACATCGAGACGCGGAAGCTGAACCGCGAAGAGGTCGTGGCGGCCTACGACATGCCGCCGCCCGCGGTGCACATCCTCGACCACGCGACGTTCTCCAACATCACCGAGCAGTTCCGGTCGCTGTACCGGGATTCCGGCGCGGTGGTGCTGAACTACTTCGAGGCCGTCCTCGAGGACCAGCTGCGCGGGTCGGTGCGGCCGGGTGCGTCGGAGCCTGACTTCGGTGACGACGTGTACGCCGAGTTCCTGCTGGACGAGGTGCTTCGCGGCTCGTTCGAGGCCCGCCAGGACGCCTACGAAAAGGCCAAGTACATGACGCTGGCCGAGAAGCGGGAGCGGGAGAACCTGCCGTTCATCGCCGGCACCGACGTGATCCTGGTGAACACCGCCGATCAGCCGCTGGACCTGCTGGGCGCGGTCACGATGGCCCGCATCGAGGGCGCCCGGCATCGGGACACGATCCCCACGCAGACCGCTCGGGCGCTCATGGGGCGCCTGTCGCGGCAGAAGTCGTTGGCAGAGGTCGACATCGACGCGCTGACCGCCGACCTGAACGGCTACAAGGCGACCGTGACGGCCGCGTTCACCGACGCCCGCGCGGCCGGCGAGGACGTGGCCGGCTTCCGCAACCGCCTTCGGGCGCTCACCGCACAGGAGTCCTCGTGAAGTCCTACGCCATCTGCGAGGTCAAGGCCCTCGCCGACGACAGCGACCCGAACGGGGCGTTCGAAGCGATCCTGTCCGCGCCGACGCTGGACCGCGACGGGGAGGTCATCGACTCCCGGGCGTTCGAGCCGCTGCCGGATCGGATCCCGATCGACATCGACCACGGCATGACGGTGGCGACCACGGTCGGCTCCGGTCAGCCGTACTACGACGGCGACGTGCTGAAGATCAAGGGCACGTTCTCGTCGATCCCGCGGGCGCAGGAGCTGCGGACGCTGGTCACCGAGGGGCACGTGGCGCGCATGTCGGTGACGTTCATGGACGCCGAGCGCAACACGAAGGACGGCGTTCCGCACGTGACCCGCGCCGAGCTGCTGAACGCCGCGTTCGTGCCGATCCCGTCGAACCGTGAGGCGGCCGTGCTGGTCGCCAAGGCGTTCGCCGCCACCGAGGGCGAGAAGGCTGCCGCGGTCGACCTGCACGACCGTGTCACCGCCCTGGAGAAGCAGGTCGCCGACCTGCTTGCCACCAAGACTCCTGAGCTCGCCGCCGCGAGTGCAGAGACCGACCCTGAGCAGGCCGCCGCTCCCGCCGCCGCCAAGTCTCCGGCCGACGTCTCCGCCTTTCTCGCTGCCGCACGAGCCCAGGCAGAGGCCGCTTCGGTCCTCTAGCACCACCTGACCTCAGCCGCCGCCCATCGGGCGAGCGGCCCCCATCCATGCCCGAAAGGGGCCAGCCATCATGGCTACCAAGCGGGAGCAGCTCGAGAAGCTGGTCCACGACATGAAGGCGTTCGCCGACGAGTGCGACGCCAAGGGCGGCGCGCTGTCCGCTGACGACCGCAAGAAGCTCGACGACTACTCGGCCGACGTGACCGCCCTGGTCGCCTCCATCAAGTCTGAGGCCACCGCCAACGGCTCGCTGGACGTCGCCAAGGCGTTCCTCGGCGACCTGGCCGGCAAGCCGGGCGAGAAGGCCGCCGAGCCGGAGGTGCACTCCTCGGGCATCGTGAACCCGAAGGGCATGACCCTCGGCGAGGCGTTCGTCAATTCGCCGGTGTTCGCCGACTTCACCAAGCAGTTCGCGGGCAGCGACGGCCGCATCCGCGAGGTCTCCAACATCAAGTCCGCGGAGTACGTGGTCCCCGGCTTCGGTGCGAAGGCGCTCGTGACCGGCGCCTCGGACACCTCCGGTGGCGCGTTCGTGCAGCCGACCCGGCTGGGCGGCACGACGGACCTGATCGGGCAGCGGGAGTTCACGCTGCGGCAGCTCTGCACGAACATCAACATCAACTCGGACACGTTCGAGTACGTGCAGGTGACCGGCAAGACCAACAACGCGGCGGGCGTCGCTGAGGCCACGTCGACTGCGGACCCGACGTACGCAGCCGACACCGGCACCGGCGCCGTCACGGTCACCCCGAACGCTGGCGGTGGTTACAAGCCCGAGTCGGCCCTGACCTTCGCGGTCGTGTCCAGCCCGGTCGAGACGATCGCGCACCTGATGCCGATCACCCGCCGGGCGGCGGCGGACGCCCCGCAGGTCCGACAGATGGTCGACGCCTTCCTGCTCTACGGCCTGGCCGAGGAGGAGGAGGACCAGATCCTCAACGGCAACGGGACGTCGCCGAACCTCCGGGGCATCCTGAACGTCTCCGGGATCTCCACCGTCGGCTCCGCCGGTACCGACATCGACGCCATCGTGGACGCGGTTCGCACGATCCGCGCCGACCGTCGCCGGCCGACCGCGGTCGTCGTGCACCCGAACGACTGGTACTCGACGGGCTTCCTGCTCGCCAAGGACTCCCAGAACCGGTACCTGCTCGGCGACCCGCGGGCGTCGATCGACCAGCTGAACACCCTGTGGGGTCTGCGGGTCGTCGTCACCGAGGCCATGACGGAGAACACGGCGCTGGTCGGCGACTTCACGCAGGCCGTTGTCGCGGACCGGCAGCAGGCCGCGCTGTACATGACCGACAGCCACAAGGACTGGTTCGGGCGCAACCTGCTCGCGGTCCTGGCTGAGGAGCGACTGGGCTTCGGCCTGCTCGACCCCGACGCCATGTGCACGGTCACCGCGGTCTGATGGCCGACGAGGAGCGCGACTGGGACGAGCAGGTGGCCGTCACCGGCCGCCCGCAGGACGTGCCGGCCCCGAACACCACGTTCGCGGAGCGTGCGGCGGCCCGTCAGCCGAAGAAGAAGGCTGTCCAGGAGGCGGAGAACAAGGCCGTCACCGCGGACAAGCCTTCCCGCAAGAGCAAGTAGCCACCACGCCTCGCCCTCCCCACACGGGGAGGGCGAGGCCCGGCAGCCCAGGGAGGCAGCGCCGTGTCCGCCGTGTCCCTGGATGACGTCAAGACGTTCCTGTCCCCCGGCGTCGGCTCCGTCATCGATTCCGCCAACGACGACGAGCTGATCGCCATGCTGGACCGGGCGGAGGCGATCATCGCCGCCCGTGTCGGCCCGCTCGAGCCCACCGTCGTGACCGGCGAGGTCCACACCGGGCCGGGTCCGCTGGTGCTCAAGCAGTGGCCGGTGGTCTCCGTGGAATCGGTGAGCAGCTTCTACGGCGGCCCGGTCACCGACTTCCAGGCCGACCTCGATGCCGGAGTCGTGTACGGCTACTTCTCGTGCACGTTCCGGGACACCACGGTCACCTACACCGCCGGCCGCGAGTACCTGACCCCGGATCTGCAGGCGGCCGTGCTGGAGCTCGTGAAGCACCTGTGGTCGACGCAGCGGGTGCCGGGTTCTCGCCCGTACAACCCGGGCGGGCCGGATGAGCGCACCCTGGCCGGGGTCTCCACGTACCTGCTGCCGTACCGGGTGCAGACGCTGATCGAGCCGTACCTGCTGCCGAGGCTGGCGTGACCGGCCCGGTGATCGTGTCGCCGGTGGTCACCGCGGTCACGGAGGCAATCTCGTCGGCGATGGTCGGTTCGCTGGTCGATGTGAAGACCCTCGACGCCGGGGATCCGTTGCAGCAGTACGCGCAGCGATCGGTGACGGTGGGTGGCACGTGGGATCCGGACGCGCAGGCGTTCGTGACCGACGAGACGATCTCCACGCAGGTGGTGGAGTCGGGTGCGGCGCGGCGCATGTCCGAGGTGACGTCGATCCGGTGCATCGCCTACGCGGGCGCCGGTGGTTCGACGCTGCCCGCGTTGCGGGTGTCGGTGGGGGCCATCCTCGCCGCCGTCCGTTCGGCGGTGCGTGCCATCACTGCCATCGACGGGCTGGCTGCGCGGGCGCAGGTCGTCGAGGAGCAGTGGGCGCAGGGCTCGGATGATCAGGGGTCGCTGGTGATGGCGCTGTTCACCGTCCAGGCGACCCGGCTGCTGTAGATGGCCGCCAACCGTTCCCAGTTGCCCGCCTCGTACCAGTTCGAGCAGTTGCAGCGGGACCTGAACCGGATGGGCAACGTGCAGCGGCGCCGGATCCGGGAGCAGGCCGCCCGGGTCGGTCAGGGCGCGCTGTCGGATGCCCGTTCGCGGGCCGGTGCGTGGTCGCGGCGGATCCCGTCGGCGATCACGATGCGCGGGTTCACCGACGTGACCCGCGGCCGGGTGGGTGTGGAGCTGCGGGCGTCGAAGGACGTGCCGCACGCCCGCCCGTATGAGGGCATCAGCCAGCAGGGCAGCACCTCCTACTTCCGTCACCCCGTGTTCGGTCACACCGACCGGTGGGTGTCGCAGAAGACCCGCCCCTATCTGTGGCCCGCGGTGTCCGGTCGGGCTCCTGCGATGCGGGCCGCGATGGAGCAGGCCACCGAAGACGCCGCGCGTGAGTGCGGATTCCGCTGAACGAGGAGAACTCATGGAGCACATGCGCGCCCGCCACGAGGTGTTCGGCGTCAAGGACGTCCCGAGGACCCGGCACTACCTGGACAACGGCTGGACCGAGGTCGACCCGGCGACGCCGCTGACCGTCGATGAGCAGCGCAAGGCGATCAACGACGCCCGGCGCGGCACCCTCACCGACCGCCCGGCCGCTGAGGTCGTCGAGGCGCTGGCCGTCCTCCCCGAGGAGGAGAAGGCGGCCGTCGTCGCCGACGAGAAGGCGGGCAAGGCCCGCAAAACCGTCCTCAAGGCCGACGAGGACTGATCCACCCCACCTGATCCCGGCTCCGCCTCCGGTGGCGCCGCGCACCACCCTGCCCTGCCCCACCTCACCGGAGGACCGCTCCCGATGGCCACCATCCCCGTCTCGACCCGCTTCTTCCAGCCCGGCATCATCAAGGTCTACTACCTGCCCGCCGTGGCCGCCCCCGCCGCCCCGACCCGGGCCGAGATCACCGCCGGCACCGACCTGACCCCTGAGCTCGACGACTGGTCGGGCTGGTCCTACTCGACGTCGTTCATCGAGACCAAGGACGCCGCCTCCCGGGTCCGCCCCAAGCTGGCCGGCGCCGTGTCCCTCGACGACTCGTCGATGACGTTCAACGGCTCCCAGGACGGCGAGGACGTCCGGACCGTGCTGACCCTGGGCGACACCGGCTACGTGCTGATCTGCGATGGCGGCGACGTCACCGCGCAGCCCGCCGAGCTGTTCCCGGTCGAGGTCGGCTCCGTCGTGCCGGTCCGCTCGCTGGACTCGGACGCGTTCAAGGTCCGCATCGACTTCGGTGTCACGAACATCCCGACCACGGTGACCCTGCCGGCGACCGCCTGATGGGTCTGCGGGACCTCATCGAGGGCAAGCAGCGGCGCACGGCCAGGTGGCCGCTGCTTGTCGGTGACCCGTCCGCGCTGGCCGTCGAGATCGAGACCTTCCGGTCTGCGCTCGGCGTGCACCAGTCGATGCTGGCCGCCAAGCGGCAGCAGAAGCGGAAGATCAGCAAGGCCGACAGCGACCAGGAGGAGAAGCTCCGCGCGGACCTCAAGGGCGTGCTGGATCGGCAGGCTGATCTGACGGTCGAGGTCGAGCTGCAGTCGCTCAGTGACGACGAGTGGGAGGCGGCGCTGGCGTCGCTGCCGGAGGATGACCGGGACAAGCTGGAGATCGGCGCCATCCTGGCGCCGCTGCTGGCCGCCTCGTGCACCGACCCGGAACTGCAGGACGCGGACTGGTGGGCCGAGCAGCTCAAGCGGCCCACCTGGACCGATGGGGACAAGGCGGCGGCGTCGCAGACGCTGCTGGAGCTGAACGTGTTCGCGCCTCGGTTCGGGGCCCTGGGAAAAGGCTGAGGCGTGACCCGCTGT